CTTTGCTGGTTTACCGGTTGGTGTTATGACATAATCACCAACTTGTAACTCCCCCATAGTTTTCCAACCGAAATTTGTCAATACCTTACTAGAATAGGGCTGACATTTTCCAGCTCCAGTAGCAATTTCTTGTAAACTCTGCGTGTTCTCCAAGAATCGATTAATTGCATCAACTTGGTAATCACGTAACATAATAGGCTCACCCTCTGCTGGGTGTCCTATTGGCCAGGTTTTACCCAAATCTGCCCAATATGATTCGGTAACTTTATCAAAGTTTAAATCCACCGGCTTGCGTAAATCAGATATATCACTGATGGTAACACCCATATTGGCGATGATTTCAAGTATCTTTTCTAGTTGGCTTAAATAGCCATTACCACCCAACCCAAATAAACTAACCATACCGTCCCATCGTCCCAGTTTATATGCGGGTTGATGCTTTGCATATGGTATTTCATATTTGAAAGTAGCAACTAATTTCTTCCGCACATCCAGTGGAAGGTTTTCTAGTTTTATATTAACTTCATCTTTTATAACTAACCTAACGGTCATAAACTAATCCTTGTTTGTATCAATCTCCATCCTGAAGATCGTATTATTTTAATATCTAATTATTGGTTCATCAACATAATAATTAATAATTAAATCACAGCAACTTGCATAAACTGCAGTTCTTCCTGCTCTTAACACATGATCAACTGCCACTACTGCCATCGGTTTCCATGATGTTTCTAGTAAAAATTTTGGTAGTTTTCTACTATCAATAGCTGCAATTATTGTATTATCATTGCATTCTGCATTATACTTATTATTCGATATAAGTTGGTTGATTGTCACACCATCTCCAGTATTTTTCATCCTGAAATATACTCCAACATTATCATCAATTCCGGTTTCACTCAATGCCTCTGAAACCATGGATAAGTTTTTTAAAGTGATACTAGGATAAGTTGTATCAAATGTAAAAAGTATAGGTAGACGTTTAAGTTCTTGCAATGATGTAATTAAATCAATCATTGAATGTTTCGTTGAATCTATCCATAGTTTTGTTGTCTTGCGCGATGCAATCGTTTCACTTAATGTATTATTTGGTAATTCAATATCAGTTTTATATTGATATCGTAAACTTCTATCCTTTACCAATAGGGATGAAAGGTCATCATCCCCAACATCATTAACTAATGTAGACAACAAATGGTTATCTATTATGTTAGCTATATTAAATGTATTAAGACCATCTGTTGGATCCCACGATTTAATTATGTGGTAATACTCTTTTATATCATCTGACATGTTAAACTGATACATTGACAGTTTTTCCAGTGTTTGCACAACTGCAAATTCAGTCAATGTAGTTTCATGTCTAGTAATAGATTCTTGAGTATATTTAATTGCATACTCGGTGTATAACTCAGTTATTGCAGTTTTAATACTGTGGTTAAAGTTAAAATCTACAATAATTTTGTTATCTTCGATAAAAATATTTCTAACTTGATGGATCACCCTAAATGAATATTTCCATTTAGGGTGAAGTAACAATTCAATCGCTTCTGGAAATCTTGCCAATATTACATTTCTGTTATCAACAAAGATTTTGTGAGCCAAGGTTGCTTGGGATTCGGTAATATAGGTGTCAGTATTCAAACGTGAACCAATACTACACAATATCTTAAAGGTACCTTTTGTAAGTACACTATCATCAAATGGTGGCTGTGCATTGTATACTATTTGGTTGAGTAATTCGTCTAATGTATTCATGTGCACTAGTATACACCTTTGGGGTTATTTTGTCAAGTTAAATAGTGGCATCTTCCATCCCAGCCACCCGTAATTTTACAATATTGGTAATTTGCCATTGTTTTTGATCTAACGCTTTGGAAATACCGAGCCACTTATTTCTAACCAGAGCAAACTCGTTAATTAGTTTTTCGAACTCAACTACTTCTAATTCGCCTTCTACAAATCTGTCACATTCTTTTTGTGATAACATTCGGTTATATGATTCTAAATATTTTCTAAAATGAAATGTTTTCAATCTACGAAGTTCGATATTTAGATATTCCAATATAGCTTCAATCTCCTGAAGCTGGCCAAATCGTTGCTCTACGATACCTGGCATCGCAGCAGCTGCTTTTTCTAAGTTCCCAATTATTTTGCATTCCTTCGCAGCATTGACTAATTCTGCTTCAAAATAGTCAATGCATAATGGAAGTTTAGTTATATCTCGTACTACTTGAGAATACCAATTCATTAGAAATCTAATTCCTTGTAATCATCATCTTCATCAATGTCTTCATCATTGTCAAGATAATAAGTAATTGCTTGGTCAAGAACAGCATCTGTTCCAATTGTATTGTGGAGTACTCTATCACGTACCCCAAAATCCGCCAATAATTCAACATATCGTTCTGCTACTACATCGATCTGTTTTTTCTCAATGTAATCAGCAAAAAGCATCCATACTTCACCAATTTGTGATTCGTTTAACATCTTGTTTTATTCTCCATTATCATTAGAATCATTAATAATATTTTCTACTATTTCGCCGGTATCATAATCAATATCAAATCCAGGCTCTTCTGGAGTTGCATCGAAAACAATTTTAGAACTTGGTCTATTTGAATAATCTAACATTAGTTTATCTAAACAACCATCTTCATTCTTTTCCCATGCTTTGCGGAATTGTTTTATTGAAGTTCCATCAGTGAAATCATATCTCAAACTATTGCCATCTTTGACTAGCAAGGTTTTATTCTCCATCATACCAACTAATCCGCTATATGGGTTCATGCCAGTTGTATATGGTATTCTGATTTCTAGTTCTTCAAAAGGTTTAGCATATCGTGTTTTCATTATTTTACACGATGCTCTAATGCCACGCACTGATGAAACTTTGTTACCATCTTCATCTTCTTTTAGTTTACGTTTTTTCATCGCAACTACAATACTTGAAGCATAAACAAAACCTTGACCACCAGAAATTTTATCATCTGGATCAAACATATCTTGACTAGCATATGTGTGATTAGTTGCAACTAATCCAACATTAAATGAACCAAACATATTAACACAATTACGAACTAACGCAGTTAATGCTTTTGGTTTTCTACCCATATCACCTTTTAAGTTACCTGCTTCAAATTGATCAATATCAGTCGGTGTCAATAACATACCAAGTGAATCCACAACAAACAACACTTTAGGAGCGTCAGTTATGGTTTTGTATTCTTTCATAAACTCAGATATTGTTTTAGCAACGTCATCAATCATTGCCATATTAAGTTTAAGTAACTTATCTTCACCAGTATCAACGCCCAGTGCGTGTAACCATGCTTCATCAAGTGCATTTTCAGAATCGATTAATACTACATAGATACCTTGTTCTTGTGCATGTCTGATGATATTACCTGAACAGATATACGATTTACCTGCACCAGATTCACCGGCAAATACCGTAACTTTACCCAGTGGTATCCCTCTGTGAAAATCTGAACTAATTAGATAATTCAATGCATAGTTACCAGTGGAAACCCAATCAGTTGGGTCGTTGAATCCAACACCTAACCCCTCAATGCTCTTTGTTATTGTTTTTCTAAATTTTGTTAAATCAAACGCTTTTGTTGCCATCCGTGGCTTCCTCCATTGTAAGATAGTAGGGGGAATCCGCCCCCCTACTTAGACCGAACTATTAAGCTTGGTTACGGCTACGAATCATAGCCAAAATGTCAGCTGCACGGTTGTCGCTACCTGCTGGAGCTTGTGTTTGAACTGGTGCTGCTTCAACTACTGGTGCTGATTGAGCAACTGGTTGAACTGGTGCAACATATGAATCATATTCAACATCATCTGATATTGCAGGTTTAGCTAAATCACCAGTTCGCTGATTTAAACCTGCTGGTTTGTAGTATTGTCCCCATCTTTCTGGGTCGTATGCTTCACCATCAACAGATGCTTCAAACATTTCTTTAATGACTCGTAATTCAATATCAGTAGGTTTTTTAGGTAAAAAATCACTCAAGTTGAACAGTTTGTAATTTGAAACATTATCCATTTCAGTATCTGACAATGGACGAGAACGGCGTGACCAGTTAGAGGTTGCATAATCTGCATACCCACCTTTACTACCTTTTTTCACACGGAAATCCACACCATTTATATAGTCGGTTGGTAAATGATCCATTTCTGGATCAATAATAGACGAACGAATGATATTGAAAACCTGTGGGCCAATAATTAATCTACGGATTGGATTTTCTGGCTTGTCTGATTCACCAAGGCCATCTTCTGTTACAAAGCCTTGGAAGATATAAGAGCGTTTTTTCCAGTAGGTACTAGCAAGTTCTTTTAAAGAATCATCTTTATACCAAGGTCTTACTTCTGATAAGATCGGGCACACTGATCCATCGTTATACATTTCAACGCATGGTACTTGCACTGTTACGTTTCTGCTTTCTTGTTCACCTTTGATTCCAGCGAATGGTAATTTAATCATTGCTCGTTCAACCCAGAAAAAGGTATTGTTTTGATCGCCGTCTGGTAAAAATCTGATTACTGATTCTTTGCCTTCTTGTAGATTCCAGAATGGGTAGATAGAATTATCTAAGTTTGATCTTTGTGAATTGTCTGAACCACGTTCAGTTTGTTTTAGTTTTGCGCGGATTTCTGCTAAAGTTGCCATATTTTTAATTCCCTTTAAAATGCCTATATTGGACTTGTTGTATTTGCCTAAGTGTTAACCTTCCTGGTTAACTTGATTAGTGTATGTATTATACACTCTCTTATTTATCTTGTCAAGCTTAATTTTGTCTTGATTTTGATAAAAATTTGTTCGATCACTCAGCCAACTATGAAACAATTATACATCATAGTGGCCGAGTTGTCAAACTTTTTTTCAACTATCGAGATAGTTGGATTAGTCTTGCTAATGAGATTTCTTGTCCAAATGTCACACTTTCTGACACCGGTGCTGATAGTTCTGCATTTTGTTTAGCAGCGTAATCAGCGCCAAATTGCTTATCATATGCGATCATTTGTTCAGTTTCCGGTCCTAATATACCATCAACTTTAATATCATACCCTTTATTTTTTAGATCTTGTTGAATTTTTTCAATACCTGGATCTTTTACGGGTTCTGCTTGTCCAGTTTGTCCTGCCGCACCAGCGGGTTGTTGAATCGGATTAGCATGAACTTCACCTGGTGGTTGATATTTAATTTCAGCCGGAATATCCGGTGTAGTAGTTGGACCACTCGCTAACGCATTTCTTGCAGCATCCGCTGTTGCACCTACCATTCTATTATTGGCCGCCGCATCGCTATAATACCCAGCTGGTTTTTGTAAATCGTTTGGTGGGAGATTGGTAGGGTCATCATTATCGTTACCTACCATACCAGCCGTACCACCGGCAATACCAGTCGCGGCTGAACCAGCATTTTTATTAAAAGCTCGGCCTAACTTGTTTGCATCTTTTTGAAGTTGCGTTGTTGATTGAAATTTGCCACCTTGTGGTGGTAAGATTGGATTAGTTCTATTAATCAATCCTCTACTAAATGATTTTGCAGCTTTAATTGCATTAGATAAACCACCTTCATCAACTCGCGCGATGGCTTCCCATAATGAGTTCACTGATTTACTTAATTTTTCTTCATTTGCAACAGAAGCAGCAGACCGCATCGCTGGATTTTTTTGTAATGATGCATATTCTTGATTATTAAGAAGATTTGATGCAACATCCATTCCAGTACCCATGCCTGACATAGGGGCAGCCGATTGAGCAGCAGCCTGTGCTCTTGGTTGTTTAAATTGGCTATGAATTGCAGCAATATCATCTTTGTAGTTCTGCCAATCATTATCAAATTCCGCTTGATTTGCTTGTGAAAATGCAGGTTGAGATTGGGTTTTTGCAACTGGACGTTTTTTATTCGCCATTTTAAATCCAGCAGGTGGTTGTAGCCCGGCTGCAGCCAATGCTTGCAATGTTTGTGGCCCAATTAAGCCATCCGGTTTAAGATTTTTACCATCAAGCTGTTTATGTGTTTTTTGAAACGCAATAACTTCGTCACGGGTTTTTGGCCAAGTTAACGCAGCAGGTGCTGGCGCAGGTGCTGGCGCAGGTGCTGGCGCAGGTGCTGGCGCAGGTGCTGGCGCAGGTGCAGGTGCTGGCGCAGGTGCAGGTGCTGGACTAGGTTCTATAGTCACATCTGGAAGATCATCTTGTGGTACAACTTGATCTGGAGGGGATGTTACATCTGGAAGATCATCTTGTGGTACAACTTGCCCACTATTAGTATTTCCCTTAGCCTTTAATCGTTGAGCCGTGTCTTTCAATCCTTGCCAGTTGTTAGTATATGAACCAGTATCTGCTTCCGTTATTTTACGTGTTTCTTCATCAAATAAATATCTAAAATCTTTCATTATACGTACACCCATTTTCCATTTTTAAAAATGATATCTTTACCACTTTTTGATTTGCTTCTATCACCTTCTTTGTGACTGCCATTGGTTATATTTGGTTGCACATTTTGATTTGGCGATGGTGCAGGAGGAGTTGGTTGAGAATTATCTACTGGATCTTTCCAGTCTGGTCCAGGTTTTCTACCCAATAGTCCACTACCAAAATTACCAAGTGCGTTATATGTATCGCGAACGCCAGCCCCAATTGATTGACCCAACTGATTGGCAAATGATGGCTCATCTGGTTGTATCCATGTATGTTCTTCAACTAGTTTAATGTATTCACGTAATGAATTCGTGGATTCAATTAATTGTTTTTCCGTAATTTTTTTCATTATAATAATCCTGCATTTCTTTTAATGAGAGCTAATTCGCCTTCTGCGATTGGTTGCTCTTGCATTACTTGTAAGTTATTTAATAGATTACCCTCACGGTTATCTACTTTCACCCCCGATAATTTTATTACATGTGCTTGTTCTGGTGAATGGACTGGTTCACTTGGGTCTTTACTGGTAATTAACATTAATACATGTTTCAAATCAGACTCTGATGCTTTTGGACATTCACCATCTTTGAATGCTTTAGCTACTTTTATTTTAGCTTTAGTTCCACCAATTGTAAAGTTATCTTCAGTGTCATTCCAAAATCCACTAATAACGTCTTTAAGTTGTTGAATACCACTTTCACTAGTGTTGGATTCTTCTTCAGTGTATCCACATTCCATTGGTGTTAACCCGCATTCTCTGATAGCATCGCGCAATGTCATTCCTTCTGAAAAAGGGGTGTCCAATGTTGCGCCTGATTCTTTAACTTTAATAAATTTAGCAATTACTTTAGCTTTTCTATTAACGCTTTCTGCGATAGGAGCAGGTTGTTGACCTTGTGGTGGTATAACACCTGGAGCAGATGGCATAGTACCAGGGGCAGGTGGTATTGCTTCTGGAGCAGGTGGAACTTCACCAGCTGGTGGGACCGCTTCAGGTGTAGGTGGCAATGCTTCTGGAGCAGGTGATTCCGCTGGTGGAGATAATTCCCCGCCACCAATTTCTTCTGGGCTATCATTTTCCAATTCTGGTAGCAATGGTATCAATTTTGGATTTCTATCTAAAATGAAATCTTTAATTTCTTTACGAATCTCGGCATCAGTGTTAAGAACTTGAATTCTAGCAGTTAACGCTGGATCATCAATTATGCCTTTTAATGATAGTACACCTGGTGTACCACCCGCCAATTCAGCAGCTAATAAGGTATTCAAATTTTGAATGGCTCTGTTTCTAGCACCAGGATTCGGACTAAATAGTTCATTTCTATCTTCATTAACTATGCTTTCTAAAAATGATTCTAGGGCCAATTCTGGATTTAAGGATTCGTCTTTTTTCCCGAATTTTTCTTTCCATTCTTTATCACGTTGTACCATTTCTGCATCAGCTTTTGAATGGCGCTCTGCTTTTTCTTTTTTACCTTTTTCCCAGTATGCAGTATCACCGAATCCTGCTTTATTAAGTTGTTGTTGTAAACCTTTTTTACCAAACGCCTCATCCAACACTGCATCAGCATCTAACTCAATTACTGGTAATTCGCTTTCATCAATAATTTTATATAGGAATGGGAAGGCCGAAGTCAATTCTTCATTAAATGTACGAACGGTTAGTCTATCAATCCAATCATTTTTAATTTCTTCTGGAATCATACGTTCTTTAGATTCCTCAAATGATTCAGCAAATTGTTCATAATAAGATGCACGTTGTAAATGCTGGCATTCTTTTTTTACTTCTTCAATACGTTCCATTACACGATTAGTAATAGATCCCATTGATTCTGAAATTTGATCTTGACGGCCAACATAATTTTTAAATTTTTTTAGTTGGTTTAATTCTTCACTTAATCCAGTGATATGTTTACCGATTGCATCATATGGATTTCCACCATGTTTGATATGTTCTGCCAATGCACGAGCACCATGTAAATGTTTATATGGATATTTGAATCGTTCGCCATCAGCATTTTCAATATAAATGCTTTCTATATGCATTGATCGGCCAGCGGCTACATTTGGATTAATTGGTTGGCTATGTTTAACGATAAGACGAGCCTCACCTAAATTTTGGTAGCTTATTCTGCTAGTACCAAACATTTTATTTTCCATAATTGGTGATTCCTTTGGTAGTTCTATTTTAGTTATTTTTGGTTTTGCTTGGAATTGATAATCACGCTTATCTAAATTACTTTTCCCAATGTTTTGTACATCGAAGTTTAGTAATCTGGTTTTTGCAAACTTTCTAAATGAACGAATAAAATCATATGCATTTTGGTGCATAGTTTTTACTTCTTGACTTAATTCTCCACTGATTTGCACAACAACCCCATCTTCTTCATCCAATGTAATAGCAATTGTCCCAAGTGGGTTACCATCTTCTTTATATTCGAATTCAAAAAATCTAGCACGTGGTATATCACTTTTCTTAGTTAATACTTGTGCGTTTTCATCCCCGATTGTAATATCTGGGAAGCGTGTTTGTATTTTACCATATAGATCTTTGGCAATTTTATCTAAATTATTTTCCATAAGTTATTTATCCAAAATAAGATGAAACATATAGAGGTAACGGTGGTTCCCATTCCTCGTTAGCTTGACCATTTACACTCAGCATATCCATCACAGTTGGATCCCATTCTGAAAGAATTTCACTCATACGAATTACTAATAATGCTGCGGATACAAGGTCATCATGTTGTCCTGGCTTGGCTTTAAAGCTTACACCAGCAGCAATAAATGACTTCATTTCACTAAGTAACGCCCTGCTATTTACAACCATTTTATCTTCTTCTACTAAAAATTTTAGCCTAGAACATGCTGCAATCTTGTTATTAAAGGTTGTGTTAAAGCCCTTTCTAAACTTTTTAACATGGCCTTTTCTTACTGGTTCACTTAGAAATAACCCTGGAAAAGTTTCTTCACCAAGGTCTGCTATAACAATTAAAGCAGCTTCACCAACTGTATTGTTTTCGGTTGACCAATAGATATTATTAGTATGTTCCATTCCAATTTCATCTTGGATATATCGTAATATGTCACGAAATAGTTTTACTTGTCCTTGAATAGGAGTAATATTATGCTGCCATTCTGCAATTTGTGTAAACGAAGGTAATTCAAACACTTGGATAGCACCATAATCACCACCAGTGCCCAAACTAGGATCTAACGCAACCATATACAAATGATTTGGTGTTGGTTTTTTATACCATCTAACTTGTCCCATTTTGAATATCGGTTCTTTTCCAACCAATTCAGCTAATTTAAGACTGCTGATAAGTGTTTCGTCATATACCAAGAATTCACAATTATATTCTCGGCGAAAACGTTCTTCACCTATACGTCCAAGTTCTTCTTTTTTCCAATTTTCATCACGGTCTGGATGATCCCACCACTCAGATTTAAACCCATGGAATCCATTTCGTCCTAAATTATTACCGGTTTCATCACCGAATTCATCAAACACATCTTGACTCTCTTTCCAAATAATAGCAAATTGGTCTTCATCAGAGTTAGGAGTGCTAGTAATAATAGCTCGTCCACCAGTTGCAAGGGTTGGGGAGATTGATGTCCAAAATTCATTAGCAATATTTGGTTGCACGAACGCAAACTCGTCACAATAAAGTAATGAAATAGACATACCCCTACCGGTAGTGCCAGTTGTTGTTTGACTTACTATTCTTGATCCATTTTCAAACTCAATACTACCTTTATTATAACTTGTTACCCCGGCTCGTAGATAATCTGGACACAACTCATATCCATATCTTATACGTTGCATAATTTCTTGTGCACCAGTGTACTTATGTGCTGCAACAAGAATTGTTTGATCTGGGTGGAACATTGCATACCATAACAAATATGCCGAAGCACAAGTTGTATTATGTGTTGGTATCATTGTTTTACCACATAAAAACATATGCTCATCATTATCAACTTGGATGCATCTTACTGGAACTGAAGATGTTTTAGTGATTTTGTTTATGTATAATCTAGTGTTTTTTACATGGCCTTTGCACAATAACTGTCTTTCAGCTTTTCTTTTCAACTTAAACACTATATATTTTGTTGTGGAAAATTTTAATGTATAATAATTCACACCATTTATAATTTTACAAGAACATCTTGACTTAATTCCAAGTGATGATAATATTGTCCTTACTTGTTCTATTAATTTAAAGTTCTTTTGATAAAATTCACAATTCCCTTTTTTTGTACAGCTTCCATCAGTATCCATCAATCCACGAAGTAATTCTAGCCGTTGATCAATTGATGAGAACACATAATCAGTTGGTATATGTTTATTTTTTAATAGATTGTTTCCGTTCAATAATGTCCGTAGTCCTATAATGTTTCTACGTTCACTATTATTGCTATTTACGGATGGTTCAGATACTGTATATCCAGATTCAGATATATATTGAATCATTTCTATATTATCTATATTTGATTGAACGTATCTACCATCACCAGAATATCCATCACCAAGCC